TTCCGCTCTGACGACATTGCTATTGCTGACGCCAACTCCCTGGCCGCTCTGCCCATCAAGGTGACCGCCCTGAACAACAACGGCAAGCCTTCCGCTCTCACCGTCATCCCGCCTCGCGCAACTGACGCCTAAGAGCTGACCTAGAACCCCTGTGGGGCCGGTGCGGACCCGGCCCCACAGGTACTCGTTTACTTACGTCCGCATTTACGTCTTTACTTACCCAAGGAGTCCGCATGCCTTCCATCAAACTTTCAGATATTCAGTCCGCCGCCGACAAGAAGTACGGCGATTTTGAAATCACCCTCCCCGACAACGAGATTGTCAGCTTCTCCCCCGCACTGCGCCTGCCCAAGGAGGCCCGCAGGAAGTTGGCTGTGGCACTCGACATTGAGAAGCGAGCGGAGGTCGCCAATGACGACGACCTCTACGACGTTTACAAGGACATTTTCCGCATCTCCGCACGACAGGCCAACGGCTTTGAGCGTCTGGAGAAGGTAGTCGGGGATGACCCGGCCGTGTGGGAAGAACTGACAAACGAGTTCATGCAGGACACTCAGGCGGAAAAAGCCTAGCCCTCGCGGATCTGCTGGATGAGCACGGGGAAGCACTCTTCGTTGACCTGCTGAAGTACTTCAGTTTCGACCTAGTTGCCTTCCTGCGAGGTGAGGTGGCCAGTACGCCTCATCTCGTGCTCACCCTGATCCGGCATCTCCCCGAGGGATCCCACTACGTAGCAACCCTCCAGTCCGCCGCCCCCGTGGAGGAGTTGCAAGACCTGGTTGAAACAACCAGCGAGATTGACCCGGTTGAAGAATCGAAAGCTTGGACGCACGACCGGCTTCTCATGGCCCAGCTCATCAACTCCGTAAACCTGCTGGTCCGCCACTCAATCCAGTGGCAGGACGGCAAGGCACCGCAGCTCCCACTAATCGGCCCAGCGTCGTGGCGGGGGGAGGGTGCAACCTCCAAGCCGTCCAAGCAGCTCTCTGTGATGGACGTTATCAACAACGTAATGGGGCTATAAATGTCAGACCTAAGACTCGTTGGCGCAGTCGCCATCAAGGTCCGTCCGGACACCTCCGAGTTCCGGCAGGAAACCCAAAAGGGCATCAACCGCGAACTCGGTTCTACCGGCGAGAAGGCCAAGGGCAAGGCCAAGGTTGAAGTCGATCTTGACACCGCCAAGGCCAAGCAGAAAATGCGGACGCTCGAACAGGAGATGGACGGGAAAGAGTTCAAGCTGAATGTCGGCGTGGACTATGACTCGATCCAGAGGGCTAAGGATCAAGTTGACCGCGCTCTCAAATCGCTAAAGAACCAGATCATCCCGTTTGAGCTGAACAAAGAATCGCTGGCCGCGGCCAAGCGCGAACTCAACGACATGTCCAAGGACGCCAAGGTTGATTTCAAGTTCGTCCGGGACGAGGCCGGCTACAACGCCATCCTCGCCAAGATCAAAAAGATCCGGGAACAGAAGGGCCTGACGTCCACCTGGTCATTCAAGACTGACACCAAGTCCCTCCGTGAGGCTGAGCTGAAAGCCCAGTCCGCACTACGCCGACTTGAGGCAAACAAGACGGTCACCCTCAGCTACAGCAACACCTTCGACGGCATCAAGCAGGCTGTCGGGGAAATTGACAAGCGCCTCAACGCGCTCCGGGAACTGAAGCTCAAAACCAAGCTGGACGCTGGAGCCCTGGCTGAGGCCAAGGCCAAGCTTCTGGCCGCGCTGGAAACCGCCCCCGTAACGATCAAGTTCAACGAGAACAAAGAGAGCTACGAGAAGGTTCTCTCCCGGATCAAGCAAATCCAGATGGAGAAGCTGGAGAAGGAAGTCACCTTCGCCACCGACGCTGAGTCGCTGGCGCGGGTAGCTCAGGAGATGCGGGACAAGATCCGCGCACTGGATCCGCTCCGGTCAAACAACGCCCTGGTGTTCAGCGCCAAGCTCAGCCAGATATCTCTGGACGAGGCTAAGCATAAAGCTGAGAGGTTGAAGAAAGACATTGAGGAAATGACCGCCTCAATGCAGGTCCAGCTTGCGGGCTCCGCACTGGTAGCCGCCCAGCTCCGGTTCCTCGGCCGCGACCGCGTGGTGAACTACATTGCCCGCGTGTCTGCCAGCTCTGTGGCAATCGCTGAAGGCGTGCTCAAATCACTCGGCGGCATCAACACCCTTAGCTCCGTAGGTAAGGGCATCGAGAACCTGTTCACCAAGTTCGACACCCTGTCAATCAAGAGCATTGCCCTTGCCACCGCACTCGGCTCCCTAGCCAACGTCGGCGTCTACGCGACGACCGCACTGTTCCGGATCGGTGAGGGGGTGTTCCAGTCTCTCGGCGTACTCGCTGCAGCGCCCGCCGTACTCGGCGCGGCCACCGCTGGCTACACGATCTTTACTGCCGCCTTTAACAACTTTTTCGACGCCTTCAACAAAGATCCGATGATTGCCAAGTCAGCGCTGGCAGCACTGCCCCCACTGGCACGCAAGACCGTTGACTCAATCACTGGCCTCTACAAGGGACTGGCCAACCCTATTCAGGAACGGTTCTGGGAGCGGGTCGGCAGCACCCTTGCTGACTCCATCGAACAGCTCTACCCGAAGCTGAAAGAGAACCTTCTCGACTCGACCAATGCCGTAGGCGACTTCGTTGCTGGCATCGGCCGTTCGATGAACAAACTCGCACTCAGCCCGGACATTGACAAAATGTTCGCCGGATTCAAGGGCTTCTTCGAGAACCTGTCCGGTGCCTCCGAGCCCTTCTTTGACGGCTGGAACAAGTTCGGCATCCAAGGATCCCAACTGCTTCCGCAGTTCGGCACATGGATTACCAAGCTTGCCGTCTCCTTCGACGGCTGGGCAACCAAGCTCTCTGCCAATGGCGGCATCAACGACATGATTATGCAGGGCGTCCACTCGCTACAGGCGATGTGGAAAATCGGCGGTGAAGTCGGCGGCATCTTTAGTGCCATCTCCCGCGCAGCCGGCCTTGCCGGAACTGGCGGTCTGGCGCAGTTTGAAATCAACCTGTCCCGCCTCTCCGACCGGATGAACTCTGAGCCATGGCAGTCCAAGGCGGCAACCATTTTCGAGGGCTCCCGCGCTGGCGCGTCTGCGCTCAACAGCGGATTCAAAGACCTCACATCATCCCTTGGAGACTCGGCTGTATGGCTGGGTAACGTACTCGATCTGCTAGGCCAGATCGGTGGAGAATCCATCTCCCGGCTGTCTGATGTTGTCAGTGGAAAGACCTACCAGGAGGGCGTAACTGCCGAACTGGTAGGCATGAAAACCCTGATCGACGGCCTGTCGCCATCGTTCGTTTCCCTCGGAGACGTGATCGGCAATATGGGCAAAGTGGCAGGCACGGTCCTGTCTGGATTCGCCCCTATCGTCAATCAGCTCATGGGCCTGCTCGACCAAGTGACCACCACCTTGTCGGACAACCTAGCTGACGTAGCGCCCAAAATGCTGGCCACCGTGGGTGGCGTCCTCCGGGCCGTCACTCCCCTGGTACTCGGCGTCACGAACGCGATCAATGGACTCCTGGGAATCATAGGCAAGGTGCCTGACAGCTTCGTTCTCATGGGCGTAGCCGCAGCGGCATTCTTCGCTTTGCGCGGACTGGCATCCAAGTTCTACGAGAGCCTTGCTGGCAAGAGCTACTTCAAGAACCTTGAAGGCAACTGGCTACGCCAGCAGGCGGAAGCGGGCAAGACTGCTACCGAGTTCCGCAGGGTCAACGGCGAGATGCAGAAGATCGTTGTGCCGACAGAACGCTACAGCGTTATGAACTCCGCACTCCGCGACATGCGCTCCCGAACCGGCGAACTTACCGGCTCGATCCGGGACATGAACGCCGCAATGCGGATCGACGGGGCAAGCCCGCTCCGGGCCAACCTTGAAACCACACGCGGCGTCCTCACCAACGGCATCGGCAAGGCAGCTAGCGGATTCATGAGCCTCATGGGCGGACCTTGGGGACTGGTACTAGCCAGTGCCGGCCTCGCTGTCGGCGCCTTCGCCCAGTCACAGACGGACGCCAAGGCTCACGTTGATGACCTCACGGCATCCATCGACCGCCAGTCCGGACAGCTAAACCAGGCTGGACTGGAGAAGATCGCTAAGAGCTGGACCGACATTGGCAAGGCCGGTGACGGCTTTGCCAACCTGTTCCGTGGCGCCAAGGCAGCCAACGAGACAGCATCCCTCCTGAAGCTGAACCTCGCAGACGTTACCAGGACGATTGCTGAAGGTGGCCCCAAGTCCGATCAACTCGGAAACAACCTAACCACCCTTGGTCAGACTATGCGGCGGATTGCCGACGCTGACGCTACGGCGCTCAGCCTCGGCTTCGAGAGCATGAAGGCCGACGCTGACGCGGCGGCTGGAGCCTTTGGGCTCACCTATGACGAGCTGTCCAAAATGGGGGTTGGGGCGGCGGACATTGAGCACCTTGCAGAGAACATCCAAAAGGAAGCGACCGCAGCGGCCCTGGCTAAGAAGGTGTTTGAGGGACTGGGCGAGGCCACCGGCCAAAGCTCGATTCAGGCACAGCAAATGGCCGGCGCAATGCAGACCATTGGTGACAACTCGATCACCGCGGCAAGCAAGATCGGTGCCATCAACAAGGCCCTCGACCTTCTGAAGGGTGGCAAGCTCTCAGCCCGCGAGGCTGAGGTTGCGGCACAGTCGAGCTTCCAGGCGGCAATCTCGCAAGCGGCAGCCCTGAAAGAGCAGCTGGCCGGGAACAACCACCTCATCAACCAGACGACAGGCCTTATCGACGTCACGTCGGAGTCGGGCCTGAAGCTTCAGCAGACGATGAACACTGCCGCGAACGATATCAAGGTAGCGGCAATGGCCGCGTACCAGGCAGCTAAGGATGCAGGCAAGTCACCTGAAGAGGCAATGGCAGCGTCCCAGGCAGTCATCACGGCCCACAAGGACGACCTGAAGGCCATCGCTGACGCGGCCGGCGTTGACGTGAAATCCATCCAAAAGGAATGGGATGGGTTCTTTGGTAAGACATGGGAACTCAACGCAGTCTTTTCGGCATCGGCGGATAAGTTCCAGGCCGCAAGGTTGGAAGTAGAAGCGTCCGGGCTGGAGTTTAACGAGCAGGTCTTTACCGCCCTGCTTCAGGCTCACGGGGATCCTGCCAAGTGGACCATGGACCAGGCCACGCAGTACGGCAAGGACTACGCCAACGGCGTCTACGAGGCCCAGCTAAAGGCCATCAACCCGGATGCTCTCCAGAAGATTCTGGAGGCCACAGGGCAGGCTGACGCTTACAAGCGTGGCGATTACACCGCTGTCATGAAGGCGCTCAACAGCACCGACCCCGGAGTGCAGGCAGCCCTCGCGGCTTTGTTCGCGGTCAAGAATGGCGACTACGCGGCAGCCATCAAGGCCTTCCTTGACGCCATCTCAAAGGCCAATACCGAAGCGGCCCTTGCCCAGCTCGCACGGACCCGCTCTGTGAACATGGCCGTCACCTACACGGCGACCAACAGTCCCCGCCCCGCCATGATCGACCAGGCCAATGGCGCGTTCTACAAGAGGGCCCAGACCATGAGCGACCTGCTTAGCAGTCAGTTCCACGGACGGGTGAGGGCTTTCGCCAACGGCGGCATCGAGAACCACGTTGCACAGATCGCCCGACCCTCCAGCGTGTACCGCGTGTGGGCAGAGCCAGAGACGGGCGGAGAGGCGTACATTCCGCTGGCCGCAAGCAAGCGCAGCCGCTCTACGCAGATCCTCGAACAGGTTGCGCAGCAGTTCGGCTACTCCCTCACCAAGGCTCAGGCCTTCAAGGATGGCGGCGTAGTTGCTGGCGGCAACAGCAAGGCGGCGGGCCTTCAGGTCCACATCGGCACATTCAACCAGAACGCGCAAGACACCATCGAGGACGTCGGCCGCGGCATTATGCGTCAGGCTCGCAACGCGGGCGTGACCGGAATCATGGACGGCATCTAAATGAGAATCGCATTCAACGGACTCGAAATGGGAGACAACAGCCTCTACAACGTGACGAGTATCGACGGTCTGGATTCCCTGCCCGACTTGACCATTGGCATTGCCCCCAAGCCTAGGCGTCACGGCTCCTGGCTTGGGGGCAAGCTGGCGCAGAAGCGGGTAATCACCCTGTCATTCGACATTCTGGGTGACCCGAATGACGACTGGCGGACGACGAAACCGAAGAACGCGCTGACCAACGCCTTTCAGATCATGGATGAGGAACTACCCCTCAACTTTGAGCTGGACTACGGCGAGGATCCGGTCATGGTCAAGGCGTCGGTGACGGCGCTCGATTTGCCCTTTGTG